TGGATTATCAAAAAAAGATTGTTGATGATTACGTTATGCGTGAACATTCTAATTGCATCAATGACGTAAAGTATTTCTTTGAACAAGAGTCAGGCGCAAGTGCTAAAAGGCCAGTTTTACGAGAGGCAATTGAGTATTGCGAAGAAAATAATTGCAAACTAGTTGTTGCAAAGATGGATCGTCTTTCACGTTCTGTTTCATTTATATCAAGAATTTTGGATAGCAAATTAGAATTCGCAATTGCCGAAGTGCCAGGTTTAGATTCTAAAAGTCCGATGGGTAGAGCAATGTTAAGTATGATGGCGACCATGGCGCAATTAGAAAGAGATAATATTAAAGATCGCACAAAAGGTTCATTAGGTGCAATCAATGAAAAAATTAAACAAGATGGTTATTATCATACTAAGGGAGATCCTACTAAGGGAATTAAAGGCAGAAAGATTGATCGTCTTGGTGCATCAAATGTTCAGCCAGGTGCAATCAAAGCTGCTAAAGCAAGGGCAGACTTAGCTGATAAATATATTGAGGCTAATCGTGGTGCAATTGAAGACATTGTGCAGCTCTTAGCTGTAAAAGGAAAAACTTCTTTAAGGGATATTGCATCAGCTTTAACTAAATGCAAGGTTGCAACACCTAGAGAGTGGGCAAAAATGGAGTCAAGTAAAGACTATGACAACAAACCACTTTATCAAGCCAAGCCGAAAAAGTGGGGTGCGTCTATGGTACAGAATGTAAAAAAACGTCTTGAGAAAAATGGTAAGAAAGAAACTGAAGATGGTTAAAAAAATGGAACACTTTAATTACAAAGAATTTTCTAGCGTTAGAAAATCTAAGGACTCTGTTTATAAAAATGCTTTGTTATCCGGTTATGCGATGGTTTGTCGAGGCCAGTCTATTCATACGAGAGTTGATTTTGCTATTACCAATACAAGTGAAGTGGGCTGGGTTGCTAAATCTTTAGAAACTGCATCAAAAAAACTTTTTAAGTTACAGGAAAATAATAAGAAAAATTCGCAAATGTCAAAAGTTGAATTGATTTTAAATTCAAAAATCGTGCTTGATGAAATGCGCAATGAGATTAAAGAAAGAGTTGATTATGAACAATCACGTTATCTGGCAAACATATTTCGTAGTGCAAAGTTGAGAAAATGAGTACAAAACTACATTTAGCAATTTTTCAGTTTGAAACATTTGATGTTTTCAAGCATCAATTTAACAAAAAAGGACACGCATTAATGTATTCGTGCGTATCTTTTTTCCAATTATTTTAACCACTTAGGATCGGAGCATAGTAAAATGTATGATTACTTATTAGATTTAAAGTGTCGTATAATAGATATTCTGAAAATTTGGCTGTCCAAAACTACATTTAGCATTAAACAACGTCTTTTTTGTACAGTTAAAACAAGTCAGATACTAAATAGCCATAAATCATTTCAACCAGATACGAATTTTGAAAAAGTAATATTTATAATTGCTTTGGTTGGAATTATAATTATTTTGTACTTGTTGCCCTTTGTGATCTTTGGGGAGGCAATGTAATGAGTAGATTTTCAACTGATGTAGATTGCTCTAGTTCCAAAATAGCTGTGCTAGTTATGGCAATGATTGGTCAAGAACACAAATTTACAACTCCAAACGAACTTTTGGATCGTGCTTTTTATTTGGTAGATACTGGTGAAGAAATGCCACAAAATCTATCAAGGCGTGGCACAGAACTGACTTATTTTGGCAATGCCCTGGAGTCTTTTATTTTGCGAGAGGCAGCTTTTAAAATTGGTGTTACAAAAATCGACATTTCCCAAAAAGACTCTTTTAAACACAAATCTTTGCCTTTGATGGTATCTGTTGATGCTACAGCTGAAGGCAATAATTTAAAAGTTGAACACGATGAGGAGTCAGGTCTTTTCGTGATGGATGGCGATGAAATGGTTTTAGAAGGTATGGGAGTGATTGAGGCAAAAAATACTGAAAAATACCCATTTGATTCGCCCCCACTTGAACTCGGAGTTATCCAGCTACAGTCACAAATGATGTGTACCAATGCAAATTGGGGTGCTTTGGCTGTATTGTTTCGTGGAAATTGTTTGAGGGTTTATCTGTTTGAACCTCATAAAAAATTTCAAGAATTAATTGCTAATTGTGCAATTGATTGGACTAGACGGGTAGAGCATTACAAAAAAACTGGTGAGAAAGATTGGTATGATGTGCAAAATAGTACAGATTATACAATTATTTCTTCCATTGATAATTGCTCAAATGTTATCCTTGATTTAGACAAGAAACCTGGTATGTCGCAAAAAGTTAACAGGATTGCTCGTATTAGAAGTCAAGTTAAACTTTTAAAAATTGAAGATGATAATTTAAGCATGGAATTGATGGAAGAAATGCAAAATCATACTAAAGCAACAACACAAAACTTTGATGTAGATTGGGGTTTTAGAACAACAAAGTATCGACCAGCAACAACAAAGGTTGTCCCGGAAGTTCAAGAAAAAACAGTACGCTCAAAAACTTTAAGAGTTGTTTCAAAAAAATCAAACGAAGAAGAGGGAGAGTAAATTGAATTCTACAGACATAAAAAACGCGATTGTAAAAATTATTTTAAATTTAGTTAACTCTGATCCACAAAACACAGATAAAGAGTTGATAAAAATTAAAACTAATGAATTAGTTGAGTTACTTACTCATCATTCCATTGTAACAATCAAAGAAACTTTAAATTCTCTTGAATTAACTGAAGAAGAAGAGAGAGGGGCTAAAAAGCAACTTGGTGATTGTGTTTTTTTTAAAAAAAAAATTAAATAGACAGGGGTATATATCTTGAAAAATTCATTAATAAATGTAGACAATTTAGATACTGTTATGGTTTTTGCAGAAAAAATTGCTAACACTCAATTAGTACCACCTAACTTTCGTGGCAAACCAGAGGACATTATGGTTGCAATGCAAATGGGCAAAGAAGTAGGTTTATTGCCAATGCAATCTCTCCAGTCTATATCTGTAATAAATGGTAAGCCAAGTATGTATGGTGACAGCTTGTTAGCTTTATGCAGAAGTCATCCAGAATTTGAAGATATTGAAGAAAAGGGCGATCATCGACAAGCAACCTGTACTGTCAAAAGAAAGAACCAAACGCCAGTTGTTTCAACATTTACAATTGAACAGGCAAATCGTGCTGGTCTTGTCGGCAGATCACCAGTTTGGAAAACTTATCCAGAACGAATGTTGCAAATGAGAGCAAGGGGGTTTGCACTTCGTGATGCTTTTCCAGATGCACTAGGGGGAATAATTGCTACTGAAGAATTAAATGATTATCCAGTTAAAGAAAAACCAAAAAACCCAATGGACGTTATTGTTAAAGAGCCAGTAGCAAAACCAAAGATAGAAATGACAGAAATGGTTTCTAAGGAAAAATTAGAAAAAAATTTTAATACTGGTGAGATTGCCAAAAATGTCATTGATAAAATTCCTTCAAGCAAAAAAAAATACAAGGTTTATAATTCACTTAAAAATCAGGAAAGTTATGTTGAGTTTGAAACTTATGATGATGCTTATAAGTTGTATGAAAAAAAACGTAATGAAATTTTAACTAGTTCTGCAAAAGACAAAAATAAATATCTGCAAATTTTTATGCAAATGAATAATGTACTTTTAAAGAATAATAAAAAATGAAATTTTATATTTTAATTTGTTATTGTGGTAATCATAAATATTTTGAAATATTTACTTCTAAAACAACTGCAAACAAAAGACAACAATATCTAAAAAAAAATATTAATTTATTTGGTAAATATCATAAAAAATATTGTGATGAAATAATAATTAATACAGCTGGTGACTTTGAACCTAAAGGAATAGAATACCAAGATTTTTACAAGTTTAAAATTATAGAATTTAATTCAAAAAATAAAGATGAAATAATATCTGTTATAGATAATTTAAGTGTTTCTTGGGATCACTTCCTCGAAGATTCAAGTAAATTCTAATAACTCCAAATGGTAGGGCGATTACTTTCTTTTGATTGGTCAATGTGGATAAAGCGAGAGGCCTTATACCCTCTTTGACTGATCCCCACACCAGACCATATTTTTTGTTCAATGATTAAATTTAAAAGATTGTAAGCATCTTGTCCGGCACATAAAATATCTACTGCTGTACCCTTGGAATGTTGCCCAGCATTTCCACCTTTCGCAATTTTTCTTGCCTCTACCGGATGTGTTTCATGGCGATAGGCACTACTTAAAATTATTGGCTTACCCCATTTTTCTCGCAAATCATTTAGGCCATCTAAAACAGATTGCTCCATCATAATTTTGCCGGTGTGCGAACAAGCAAACTCTTCTGGCAAAAACCATTTACCGAAGTTCATATTTTTGGTTCTTTCTTTTCAAGCAACTCATTTATCTCATTTGACTTTTGTTTACTACCTACAGAAGAGCCGAAGTAGTACGCCAAAACCATTGTAGTGGCAGAATTTAAAGCACCTAAGACGTACACCAATATATCTTTTGCTCCTGAGTTTACATCAACGTCAACAAAAATAATTATTAAAAATAAACCAAAGGACATAGCTACTGTTCCTAATGCGAGTAATGGGGTAACACATTTATTTAACCAACTGGCATTTTCGCTAGTAGCAATTTTGATTTCTCTTTGTCTGGCTGAATCTCTATCAGCATACTCAGCTTCAAGTTTTGCAAGTTCTCCTGATTGTTCCAACTGCCTTAACTCTTTCATCGCTTTTGCTTTTGCCTCTGGATCAGGAATTAATTTATCAACAAGTTTTTCTCCAATAGGTAAAAGTG